CTTCGCCGCGCTCCAGAGCATCTCTGAGGGTGCCAACGTGGCTGACTTCAGTACACAACAGTCTGCTTTTTTGGCGACAGTCACGGAGAACAGCAATCTCGCCGACACAACTTCAGTCACGGCAGCGTACAACATAGCAATTGCGGAAAACGCCAGCATGCTTGATGGCAACACCGTGGTCAGCTGGATCAAAATCATAGACGATCAAACTGCAAACTGGCAAAATATCAATGACGCTCAAACTCCGGGATGGTCAACTATTGCCAATTCGCAATCGGGAACATGGTCAACAATCAATGACGCACAGACGCCGGGGTGGTCGATCATCAGTAACCCAGAAACCGCCAACTGGACGCCAGTCAATAATTCCCAATAAGGACTAAAAATGTCATCAACCTACTCTACCAACCTTCGCATCGAACTGATTGGTTCTGGTGACCAAGCGGGCACATGGGGCACGACTACCAACACCAACCTTGGTACATTGATTGAGCAGGCCATCTCCGGCATTGTGACGCAAGCAATCACTGACGGTGCTGATACCGTCATCACAATGCCTGATGGTACGACAGGTGTTGCGCGAAACATGGTGATCGAATGCACGGGCACGCTGACCGCTGCACGCAACCTGATTGTTCCTGCCAATAAAAAGCTGTACTTCATCTACAACAACACCACGGGCGGGTACGCCGTGACGGTGAAGGTCAGTGGGCAGACAGGCATTTCCGTTCCCAGCGGGGCCAAAGTCATCTTGATGATGAACAGCGCAGGCACAGACATTGTGTCTGCCACGAACTATCAGGCGTCTTTGACCCTTGGCACTGCACTGCCAGTCTCTTCCGGTGGTACAGGAGCAACTTCATTTACGTCTGGGTCGCTGCTCAAAGGGGCTGGTACAGGCGCAGTTTCTGTGGCATCCGCAGCGGATATTGTTTCTGCTATTGGTACAACCGCAGTAACGAACGCCACGAACGCAGTAAACGCAACAAACGCAACAAACGCAACGAACGCAACGAACGCAACAAACGCCACCAACCCTGCAAGTGGCGGCTCTTTCATTACCTCTTCCAACATTGGAAGCCAGTCGGTCAGCTACGCCAGCACTGCTGGCAACGGTGGGGTTACTTCCGTCAACACGAAAACTGGAGCAGTGCAGTCAGTGCTTACTCTGACCACTGCTGTTTCGGCTTCTGGAACCTACGCAGATTTTTCTGTCCCCACATGGGTAAACCGGGTCACCGTCTCATTCGCAGGTATCACTGCATCAGGAAGCAGCGCACTTTGCGTCCAGATTGGCACGGGCGGTAGCCCACAAACATCAGGTTACACAGGCGCCTATTACACAGAAGGCGTTTCTGCGGGTCACCTATCTACTGCGTTTCAGCTGGGCGCTGCTGCTGGCTCGGGGTTCTACTTTGATGGTGTTGTGACGCTTACAAAACTGAACAGCAACACTTGGGTGTGTAGCGGGCGTTCAGCCACCACGAATAGCAGCACGTACCTGTTCAGCGCAGTGGGTTCAGTTTCTCTTGGTGGCGCAATAAACATCGCACGGTTTACGACAGTGGGTGGCACAGACACCTTCTCTGCGGGCACCATTAACGTCATGTACGAATAAGATGTGGACCCATTCAGCCTTCTTCTTCTTGCGCAGAGTGCTGTCTCTGCCATCAAGTCTGGGTGCGAAATGCTCCGAGAAGGCCAAGTCGCCGTCGATGAGTTCCGTGAACAGGCTGAATCGCTGGTCGGGCAAGCGAAAGAAGCATACAACACGCTTTCAGGCCTTTGGGAGTGGGCTACATTACTTTGGTCTAAGCTGGTCGGCGCACAACCGGTGGGACATTCGGTATCGCCTGATGCTGAACAGCGGGAGCCTGCGCCTGTCAAAGCAAAGCCCAAACGAGGCCCAGACCCAGACCCTGAAATCCTCCAAATGCAGGTCGTTCACAAGGTCAGCACTCAACTGGGTGAATTCTTTGACATCCAGCAAAAGATCACAGGCCATTACCAAGACTTGGAACTCGCTTCAATCACTGTATATAGCCCTGAGCAAAACAATGCAAGGAAGGCTATCGAGCGCGTAGAGGTTGAGTTGCAGATGGAGTACTTGGGTGAGCAGATCAGGGAAGCTATGGTCTACGCCCCAAAAGAGTTGAAAGACTTGTACACCAGATTTTTGCGGATGTATGGCAAGATTGAGCAAGAGCAGGAGTTCGCCAGACAACAACTGATAATGCAAGCCAGATACAAAAGGGCAAGAGAATGGCGACATCACAATCTAAAAGTCGAGCTGGGAATGTGGGCGCTGGGTCTGGCAATCGTGTGGGTGGTTCTGGTATGGATGATGATGCAAATAGCATTGCTCAGTGGGCAGTCGCCGGAATGGTTTTCTTTGGAGTCGTTGCTTTCATTTGTCTCCCAGTTGCGGCAATGTTGCTGATTGAGTCCAAGAAGACAAACGCCTCCGCGCAAGCGGCGTTGGTGGAAACGAAGAAGCTGCAAGCGCAGCTCAAACCTAAAAAGGATGAAGAATAATGTTGACCTTACTTTCAACCCTGATCTCGTTTTTGATGTCGGGCACCCCCAAAATTTTGGAATTTTTCCAAGACAAGGCAGACAAGAAGCACGAGCTTGAGCTGGCCCGCATGCAGACAGAGCGTGAGCTTCAGATGCTGGCTGCTGGCTACGCCGCCCAAGCCAAGATCGAAGACATCAAGACCGACCAGATCGAGCTGCAAACCAGCGCGGCGGTAACCCAAGCGGTGATCGGTGCCCAGCAAGCTGAGATGCAGGCCCTGTACGCGCACGACATTGCCATCGGCCAAGGCGCCAGCCAGTGGGTCACCAACCTGCGGGCCTCCACGCGCTCTATCCTCACGCTGGGCTTTTACTTCTTGCTGTTGCTGATCGACATCGGCACATTCATCCACGGCACCCGCATGAACGCAGACTTCAACGACATGGCCAACCAGCTGTGGGATGAGGACACACGCATTATGTTCGCCGCCATCATCACTTTCCACTTCGGTGGCCGAGCCTTTGGTCAGAAATGAACGTCAGCCCTAAAGCCATCGAGATGATCAAGCACCACGAGGGGGTGCGCCAAAAGCCCTACCGCTGTCCGGCCAAGCTGTGGACGGTGGGCGTTGGTCATGTGCTCTATCCTGAGCAGGGCAAGCTCAAACTCGAAGACCGGGATTCGGTAGCCCTGCGTGACGCAGACTCTCGGACGTTCAGCATGGAGGAAGTCAATGCTATCCTTAGGTCAGATTTGGCCCGCTTTGAGCGAGGTGTGGTCCAGTATTGCCCAGTTGCCCTTACACAAGGCCAATTTGATGCTCTTGTCAGCTTTAGCTTCAATGTCGGTTTGGGAACACTTCAGCGAAGCACCCTCCGTCAGAAGGTTTTGCGCGGAGATATGGAAGGCGCTGCCGAAGAACTCTTGAAGTACTGCATGGCCGGTGGCAAAATACTCAAAGGGCTGCAAAACCGTCGCATCGACGAACGCGCCGTGTTCTTGTCGTAGGGACTGCAATGCCATTACAAAAACTTCAATTCCGCCCCGGCGTCAACCGCGAAGGCACAACGCTTTCAAACGAAGGCGGTTGGTTTGACTGCGACAAGGTTCGGTTCCGTTCAGGCTACCCCGAAAAGCTTGGTGGTTGGCAGTTGGATACCGGAGTTGCAAGCACACTCACCCCAATCGGTACGTTCGCTTCTGGGGGCACAGCCACCGCTGCAACCCAAAGCTCGGGGGCATTTTGGGGCATTGCCAAATCTCTCTGGAATTGGCTGAACCTGTCCGGGTATAACTTGGTGTCAGTGGGCACCAACTTGAAATACTACATCCAGAACTCGAACGGTGGCACGTTCAACGACATCACACCGATCCGGGCTACCACCGCTGCTGGTGCCGTGACGTTCGCAGCAACCAACGGCTCTACTACCATCACGGTGACCAACGCGGCGCACGGCGCTCAAACCGGCGATTTTGTAATTTTCAGTGGCGCAGTCTCTCTGGGCGGAAATATCACCGCAGCAGTGCTCAATCGTGAGTACCAGATTACCTACGTCTCGGCCAACACGTACACCATCACGGCGTCCGCTACTGCAACTTCCGGGGATTCTGGCAACGGGGGCGGCTCCACGGTTGGAACCTATCAGCTCACCACGGGCAACACAACTTTCACCTACGGCACAGGCTGGGGTGCTGGCGGTTGGAGCGGGGTTACCACGGGGTACACCTCTACTGGGTGGGGTTCCCCATCCAGTGCAGGCTCCGGGGTGGGTATTCAGTTGCGCCTATGGAGCCAATCCAACTACGGGGAAGACTTGGTTTTCAACCCTCGCGGTGGCGCGATGTATTACTGGGCCAACAACAACAACCCAAACACCTATGACCGTGGGCAGATCATCAAAGCGGCCACCACTGTGACGGTAAAAAATGGCTCGGGTGGAACAACCACTTTCACCCCAGATTCAACTTGCCCGTCTGTAGCCAACTTTGTCATGGTGTCGGACTCTTCACGCTTCACGTTTGCGTTTGGTTGTAATGACCCAACCGGGGTGTACGCCACCATCTCGCAAGACCCCATGCAAATTCGTTGGTCGGATCAAAATACCGTAGCCACATGGACACCAGCAATCACCAACCAAGCTGGGGGTATTCGCCTGAGCCACGGCTCGACAATCGTTGCAGCCATCCAGACACGCCAAGAAATTGTGGTGTTGACCGATGCCGCCATCTACTCCATGCAGTACCTCGGCGCTCCGTATGTGTGGGGCACGCAGCTCTTGGGTGACAACATCTCCATCGTCAGTCCCAACGCGATGGCAACGGTCAACAATGTGACCTACTGGATGGGTGCGGACAAGTTTTACATGTACTCGGGCCGTGTGGAAACACTGCCTTGCGCACTACGTTCGTACATCTATGACGACATTAACTTGACCCAAGCATTCCAATTCTTTGCTGGAACCAACGAAGGTTACAACGAGATTTGGTGGTTCTACTGCTCCCTCAACTCCACCACGATAGACAAATATGTCATCTATAACCATTTGGAGCGCACTTGGTACTATGGTACTTTGGGTCGCTCTGCTTGGCTGGATAGTCCATTACGCGCCCAGCCTATGTCGACTGGGTATGCTGGTACTAATAGCCGTTTGATCTACCAAGAAACCGGGGTGGACAACAATGAAACGGGAACGCCGCTCCCCATCGATGCCTATGTGCAATCGTCCGATTTTGACATTGGTGATGGTCACAACTTTGGCTTTGTGTGGCGACTCATACCTGATGTTACTTTTGACGGGTCATATGTGAACAACCCCAGTGCGACCTTCACAGTTCGCCCACGCCAGAACCCCGGTGCAAATTACGGGGACTCGGACAACCCATCTGTGACCAGCACTCAGAACTACGCAGGCCAGCGTTCCTACAACGTGCAGCAGTTCACTCAGCAGGTGTACGTGCGCATCCGTGGGCGCCAAATGGCCTTCAAGATTGAGTCGAATGCGCTTGGTGTGCAGTGGCAGCTGGGCGCACCTCGTATTGACGTGCGACCGGATGGGCGCCGATGACAGTCAAAGACCTCACCACGCAGCTGCGGCCCTCACAACAGCCGCGCCTGCCTGCGGCCCCGGTCGAGTACGACCAGCGCTACCAAGAAGCCTTCATGGGCATCTTGCGCCAATACTTCAATCAGGTCGACAACTTGACCCAAAGTTTGCTGACCAACACGGGCGGTCGGTTCCTGCGCATGGTATGCGGCTCTTTTTACGACACGACGACTCAAAACGCAGCAGTAGCTAACACCGCATACAAAGTCACATTAAACAGCAC